TATCCCCTGTTTTCATATATACTTCTATGATATTTTTAATAAAGGTATTTACGTATGTAAACTGCATCGATTGTTTACGCCACCTAAAAACTTTGCGTGACTATTGCGATCGCACCCCAACTAATTTAGAGATTATTGATATTGACAAAGAGGAAAATATACCACTTATATTTGAATATAACATAACAGGCATACCACACACACTATGTTATAATATACGTGGTGAGATTATGCACAGCTTTCCAGGTGTAAAGACCGCAGAGGAATTTGATGATATTGTTTATCATCGCATTTGTAATCAATAGCCCATCGCGGTGCCAGTTATTATTGGCATCATAGGAGACGTGTTATTGTTTACATTGCTTGTGCTGATGTTGCTTACGTTTCCTCCGTTATTGTTATTTACAATTACTGTTGGTGCAATATTTGAAATGTTTCCAGCAGACGCCAACATATTGCCTGACATTGCTGGAACAGACTGTATATTATTTTTCCACTTAAAGTCTGATGCAGCATACTCATCCCAAGAACCGTAACCAGCTGCCATAGCCTTTTCAGTTTTTGTTAGTGTTGAAAAGTCATTTGTTGTCGTCGCCTTTAATATTTTTTCATTTGAGCCAATAGTAAGTTTTTCAGAAGATGCTAAGATACTTTTTTCAGAAGAAGCAGCAGTAGTAAGTTTTTCAGACGATGTTGACTCCTCACTCTTTTTAGTTGCATATGCATACTCATAAATGCTGTCTGGAACTGACTTTCTAAACCAGTATTTGGGATTTGCAACTGAAAGTTTTTCGTTTGGATCAGGCAATATTGCTCGTATTGCAGCACGTTGCATTTCGTCAATTGAACTGGCAAGACTGTCTGCTGCGCCAGTTATACTTTCACCAACAGAAGACATCAATGCTCCTAATTTTTCCGGTAAACTTGCAAAAAAGTCAATAACAATACCTGGCAAATCACCAACAAATTTAGCAATTGTATCATACATCTCAAACATTGGATCAATGAAATATTTTGAATACAGATCAGTAAATGAAAAGCTATCTAGAAATTTTGAAAACTCAGAAAATCCTAGTTTTTCAGATATCCAGGATATTCCATCTTTTACTGAATCTAATAAACTGCCAATTAAGCCATCAAATACGCCTACAAAAAGTCCCTTTAAGCCGCCAATTAAACCACCTTCTTTAAAGCCGGCAATTGCTCCTTTTATTCCGCCATAGATTCCCATTATTATTGTTAATGGCCAACCTAAAACTTTTAAAAATGGACCAACGATTTTACCTAATGATGAAAGCATTTTTACAAGACCTCCTCCAGCTTTCATTCCAACTTTAAAAAAGCTAAACATACTTGAGAATATTTCCCCTATTACAGAGAATGCTTCTCCAGCAACCCCAACAACACTAGATACAGTTTTAATAACTGGTGAATTTCCAAATATAGAAAATACTTTTCCAAATAGAGTAAATAATTTACTAGACTTAAACTTATCAACAAGTTCTGCAATCTTTTCTATGCCAGTAAAGACTCCCTTAAACAATGGAGAGGCCTTTAGACGCGTTATAATGCCTGTAAAAAATTGACTAATAGTAGAAAAGATGCCACCTATCTTTTGAAAAAGCTTTGTTTTCTTAAGAACGCCAAACATTGAGGATGCGAGTTGAGTTATAAACCCAGTTGCAAAGCCAGCCAATAGCGCAGCGGCTGATAGTATGCCGCTAAAAATTCCGCCCGGCATTTTTAACTTAGAGTCTTTAACTGGAGTCGGACGTGTTTTGTCAGGCTTTAGTCCTCTAAGGGCGTCAAGCAACTCATCGCGGTTTTCACGTTCCTGAAGCTTGTTGCCCTCTAACCTTTTTGCAAGTACTACGTTTGAACGTATTAGAACGTCAAACTTATCTTTTAAGTCTGTCGCAACACCCACAAGTTTGTCTAGAAAAGTAGGAACCTCTTTGGTATTTTCACGGGCGGCAGTAGACGCAAGTGTAAAGTCATAGTTATCAATTGTATCAAGTATAAGATCTTGAGACAGGTTTGAGCTTTGTAATTCCTTTACAACTTGTGCTAGTGTCGATTCGTCGTTCATTTTTTACGTTTTTCTTCTTCTTCTTGTATGTGTTTTATTAACATTGCGATATAAATTTCCCTCTCCCACGGCAGCATATTATCTAATTCAGTTAAACTATATTTGTGATGTTGTATTAGTGCAAAGTTTGTTTGATAATAATTAGTCAACGATTCATGTGAGAGGGCTATTCGAAAAAAGCCTGTGTTCCAGTAAGAGTAATATCATTTTCTTTTTTACAGCCAGTACAGTTAAACTGAAGAGTGTGCTGTAATTTTGGAGTGTTTGATATATACTCTTCAATTTTATTAAGCTGCGCGCGATTTAAGCTGTTTACAAACGTCAATAGTTCTTCACGAGTCGACTGCGCTGCTGTATAGACTCCGCTGTCATCAAAAATTGATTCGATTGATGCAATAAGCATGTTTGTTATTGTGTCAACGTTAACTTCAGACGCAGACACTATGGATGACATGTCATCAACGCATATATGACGTAAAATTACTCCAATTTTATCGGTTAACATAATTTTGTTATTAACCTGCTGTTTTGGCCACGTAATTTCAATGTCGTCTATGTTTACTGAAACTTCGTTGTACGTTTCGCAGTGATCGCACTTGCAGCGTATGTTGCTAATTTCTCCTACGCTTTTAGCGCGCAGTTTTAAGAAAATATACTCGAGGTCAAACGACGTTAATTGTTCTGGTTTGCATACGTTGAAAGTGCATGCGCGTATAATGTCTTTGATTGCTGACATCATTTCGCCCGAGTTATTAGACTCCTGTGCGAGCAATAATATTTTTTCTTCTTTTACGAGGAATGGACGATATTCAATTGACTGCGAAGTTGATGGCACAGTCAGTATATATTTTGGTGATTCAAGTGTTGGTAATGGCATAATGTTATATATTAGTGTATAATTTTCAATTTATCATATGTAAATACTACTGTTACTTTTTGAATAGTAGATTCACTGTTGTTGTCTAATTCCATGGAGTTTAGAGTAATTGGATAGGCTCCCTGTAGAGTTACTTTATGAACCTCTTTATTTTGTTCATCTAGTTGAGTAATACCTATTTCAGTCTTGTAGTCGTTATAATTAGAAGTTAGTAAATACGAATCGACATTTATTATTTTCTGCATCCATTTGTCTATTGCAGTTTTAATAAAATTATTATTAGTTGCAATAAAAGTCATTGTAACGTCGTCCTCAATATATCCAGTTGGTATTTTTATTGGACGACGAGTGCCAATGTCATAGTCTAAAGTTGTTATTTGTTTTCCTGGAATGCTAGCGGCCTCACACAAGTATGGTATGTCTCTTGTTGATTCGGGCGACCCTGGAATTGCAGCAAATGTTACATAAAACCGATTTATCTTGGCAATTCCGCCATTTCTAATTATAGCAGACTTAAAATCATTTATTGATGAAGACATATTAGACTAGAGTGCGTGTTTTTTGCCAAATTGAATTATTCTTTTGACCTACAAAGGATTCAGTTGGTAGAAAGAGTGCTATTTCCCATTCTTTTGGAAGCACTTCAACAGTCTTAGAGACTACATGTTTGTACAAGTAGTGTTTAAAGCAAGGAGCGTATGCTCGTAACTTCGCAGTGCTGTTTAACATGTCATATGATAGCCTAAAACGAGTCGTCTCGTCTAGCTTTTTATTAGTCATATGATCCATAAGACGATCAAAAAAGACTGCTCGTTGTCGAGGTGGCAAGTAGTGTAAGTTTAGGCCATAAAATCCTCCCTTTGCTGGTGCTACCATGAGTATAAGCGGAAACTTATCATAGTATGGCAGTGTCTCTTTGTATTTCGGGTCATACAAAAACATAAACATACGACCAATGAGTGGTTTGCCACGTGTCTGTAATGAGTCGTCATTTAACACCCTTGACGGGGATATGTTTGACAGGCTACGTATTTTACGTATAAACCAGTCA